GCGCCCGAACAGCATTCACCGTCGCGACCGCCGCCCACCGGTCGGCGTCCCAGCCGCGGAACTCCTGCCCGCCGCGACGTTCGGCGTTGAACCGGCAGTCCTCGGGCAGCCCGCGGATCAGCACCAGCAGCCACAGCGGCGTCAGGGGCCTGGTGGGGTGGAACAGGTCCCGCAGGTCGACCTGATAGTGCTCCAGCAGGTCGGCCGCAAGATGCTCGCCGTACTCGTCTATGAGTTCGGCGAGCCCTCGGCTTCCCCCACCTGGGTGCCGTCCATCCACCGAGAGAACACGCGCAGCGTCAGCGCGAGGTCGTCTTCGATGGACTCCACCAGTTGCCGGCCGAGCTTCTCGCTGTCGGCGACCAGCGGGAAAATCTGCAGTGCGATCTGAGCGGACTTCTCGGTCGACACCAGGCCCTTATCGTCCTCGGCCTTCTGGATCTCGGACAGTTCGTCGAGCAGGGCGTAGATCAACTCCCGGTTGGTCTTGGGCACCCGCAGCAGGTTGCGTAGGGTGACCGTCTTGCCCTCGGCCAGTTCGATCTGGCACGGGGCGAACTCGCGCTCGATCTCCGAGCGCATGCTGTCGAGGGTGAACACGTTCGACATGTGGCGAGCCTTTCAAAGTTGTTGGCGGGTCGTAAAAGTGGCGGGCAGGGGGAGGGGTAGACGGCCCGCCAAGACCACCCCTCCCCCCGGTCGAACATGGATCAGGGGACGAAGAGGTCCGCGTTGACCCACTGGTACTTGTTCGCGCTGCCGAACTTGAGGAACGTCGCGCGCACCGGGATGGCCCCGAACTCGTCGGTCTTCAGCGAGATCGAGTCGTCGCGGCGGAAGCTGGCCTTCGGGCTGTAGAAGCCCACCTTCACATCACCATCGACGATGATGATGAACAGGGCCTTCTCCACCGGCGGCGCGGTGCCGGTGACGCCGAACACCCCGGCCTCATTGGCGGCGTCCTTGCCGTAGTACAGCTCGAAGCTGTCCACGTCGAACTGATGCAGCGCCATCTTGAGGAAGTCGGCGATGGGCTTGGTCTCGACCTCGCGCAGCGACTCGTTCTGCCAGCTCCCGCGGACCTCGGTGTCGCCGCCGTCGTAGCCGAACTCGGGCAGGTCACCGCGGCTGGTGTGGCCCACAGACTTCCAGTTGTTCGGCAGGGTCACGTCGGTGACGGTGACCGCAACGCGCGGCTCCGCGTCGAGAGGTGCATCGAGGTCGACATCCGCGTCGGGGTCGACATCGTCGGGGTCGACCAGAAGGTCGTCAGGATCGACGCCGTCGCGGGTGGTCGAACCGACGATGGTCGGCTTGGTGCCCTGCAGGGCGCCGATGAACGCGATGGTGAACCCGGAGACGATGTCGGTGCCGGTGACCTTGACGTTGCCGGCGCCGACCTTCGCATTGGCCTCTAGGGCGGTCTGCACCTCGGCGGCGGCAGAACCGGCCGGGATCGAGGTGAGGGTGCCGCCCACGGTCAGGGTGAACGGGCCGGCGGTCAGCGACTTCACCGAGATGCTGTAGGCGCCGAACGCTTCCGGGTCGAGGGTCTTCAACTGTGCGGGTGTCGGACGTGCCGTCCCAGGCGGGGCGGTGAAGACGTAGCCGACCGCCGCGGTGATTACCGCGTTGTCATTCTGTGGCATGGTTGAACTCCTAGCTTGTTTGCAATGAGATCGGGGGTCTGACCCCGAATTGGATGAGCCCTTGGACCCGCCAGGAGTCCTGGAATAGCGATGAGAACTGGGTCGCGCCCATCGTTTCTTTCAGCGAATGCAGATACCCATCAGGGGTCTGCCTCTGCGACTTCACAGCCGCGTACAGCGCCTCAAGCGCCTCTTCGTAGAGCTGCTCAGTCTCGACCAGTCCCGTTGTGGTGTAGGCGGTCAGCTCAACCACCGGCATGGCCAACTGTGTGGGCCTCCGGTCGTGCCGGAAGCCGCCGATGCGTCGCACCTGAATCATCGGGAACTCGCGGTAGTCGATGTCCTCCACCCAGGAGCTGACTTTCACATTCGGGAAGGCCTCCCGAAGGATGGGCATCACGACGGCCTGGACACGGGGCATCCTCGACACGGTTACCTCCTATGCCTGGATGTAGGCGCCTGTCATGATGTAAAGCCCATACGGCGCTTTGGTTTTGACATGCGAAAGCCGGCCTCCTGGGCCGAACACACCCGATGGGGCGTGGCCGAACTCCAGGGCCATCGCGCCCTGTTTGTAGGCCTCCATCCACACCTCGAAGGTGGTGGAGGAGTAATCGCCCTCGGGTCGGTCCACTCCGATCTTCGTCTGGCCGGCGGGGTCGTCGATCTTGGTCCACTGGGTGGACCCGCGGGCGGCTTCAAGGCGCGTGTTGGCCAATCCTTCGATGCGGTTGGCCTCTGCCTTCAGTGCGGCCTGGATGCCGTCCATGTGGGCGATCATGCCGTTGAAGGTGCGCTCGTTCCTCGGGTACAGCTCGGCCATCAGTACCTCCGGATCGTGTAGGTCAGGTGAGCGGTGGCGCGAGATCCCGTGTAGTACATGGCGTCACCGTGAACCGCCCACCGGACTCCCTGCCACTCGATCTGGGCTTGGGCGCCGAGGATGTGGCAGAAGCCTCTCGGGAAGCGGACGCTGTACCACTTCTCGGTCTCGAAGCCCTCGTTGTCCTGCTCCTGCCGGCGGGCCGAGGTGCCTGACGCCCCAATGGGCTGAACCCGTGCCCTGGCGTGGAATCCGGTCTTGGACGGCTGGGTCTTGGTGTTGCCGTCGGCGTCGGTGACGACCTCTTCGGGGTAGACGATCACGCACTGGTTGGCTCTGTCCAGCAAGCTCACTGGAACGCCTATTGAACCTGGGTGGGGCACAAATGCTTCTGCGCCAGATCGATGAACGACTGATCCTTCTCGGGGTTGCTTTCCCGGCCCAGCCACCGCTGCGCCGTGCGCATACCCCTGCCGATCAGATCGTCGTTGACGCCACCCTGCGCCGATGAAGCGCACACGAGGTAGCCGTCGCGGAGAAGCTCGTCATCCGGGGCGGTGAACCCGCTGGCGCGGGCCTCCTCGATGAACGAGGAGGCGTCCGCAGCCGCAGGAGAAGCGAACAGCACAGCAGTCACTATTACTGCTGTAAGCAGTTTCAACATCAGAACACCGGGTAACTGATTTTCATAGTCACAGCGCCTTTGGTGGAGCAGTGACATGAACGGTGACATGAGCACTGGAGTAGGCGTTCGCCGGCTGCCCACCGTGCAAAATGGCGTGCTCGTCGGTGGTGGTGTAGATGAGAACCCGCCGACCGCCGTTGTCGTCAACCTCCCACAGCACCTGCGCGGGGCCGTTGGAGGTGTTGACGAACGTGCGCGAAGGGGTGGTGGGAACATGCACGAATCCGATCCAGCGGCGGTTGAACCCCGCAGCGCCAGCCACGTTTATCGAAGCTGCCCCGTTGTTGTCACCGCCCACATGATTGGAGGCAGTACGGTTGCCCATTGTCACCGAATTAGAGCGGAACGCATACGTCGGATTACCGTCCTTGCCGGTCAAATCCGTTCCCGTTGTGCAGGTGATAACCACTTCCTGCGGTGTCTGCGAGGGGTCAGGGGTGATTGTCAGCCAGTAGCCCCGGATGGTTCCGCGAGTACGGTCAGCGGCCACGCTTGCGCTGTTGTACTCCTGAAAGAACGTGCAGTCTTTCCCGCCGTAAGTGACTTTCATCGTCCAATTACTGCCGCCTGGAACAATAGGCGGGATCATGTAGGACACGAACACCAGCAGGAAATTGTCGTCCGGGCCGGGGGTGTGCAAATAACTGACGTTCATCGTTTTCGATGCCGTGATGAGCGAAGCGCCCTCACCAACAACAGGTGTGGGGATTCGGACGTTATCGGGAACCGGAACCAGATGGGCGGGTAGCTCCGACTTCTTCACATAGTCCCGCAGGTCGGTTATGGTGGCACACTCGGCGGCTGGCAGCACGCCCGGAACGCGGGTCGGAACGGTGATCTGCGTCAGATCGCCCGTGCGATTATGGTTTCCGACCATCGGGGCCATCTTGTTACTTGCAGTCACGGTTTCACCCTCCCGTCGATTTCGATTCCAGTGGCTTCGATCAGCGCCATCACAACATCGTTAAGCAACCAGAACATCTGCTGAATGGAATCGGTTGTAGCGTTAGGCCCGTTCATCGCATCCATCAGTTCCTGGTAAGCCCTCTTCGTCAGATAGTTGTTCAGCACGAGCTCGATGGTGTCGTTGATGGCCTGACGCAGGTTGCCCAGATCGACTTCGTGCTTGTCGGCCAGAGCGGTCAGCGCGGTCTCGTCAGCCTTCTTCGCCAACTCCATGTCGGCGTATTGGACGACTGTGCCGACCTGCTGATCGATGTATTGCGTCAGCAGGCGAACCTGGTTCTCCAGGCCGTCGATGCGGTCCTTCATGGCGGCGGTCGCGGCGGCGACAGCGCCCTCGACGGCTGCCTGGTCAATCCCGCCGCCGGCCGCCTCCAGTGCGTCGTCGACAGTCAGGACGCGCTTGCCTTTGACCGACAGGGTGCCGTCGTTGAACAGGTCGAAGTTGAGGTTGGCGACCTTGCTCGGCCCCGAAAGATGAAGCACCTCAATCGTTGCCGTGTCCACCGGATCGGTGACGTTGAGCCGGATACGGTCCGGCATCGCGTTGAACTGCGACTGGATCGCCTGCTGGATCATCGGGGCGAACTCGGTGAGCTTGGCCTCGATGATCGCCTCGACGGCGGCCTGGTCGGTGGTGCCGGCCGGGATCGCCGCGATGGAGGCGTCGATCAGGGTCTGCACCTGGGCCTGGGTCAGGCCGGCGGTGGCGCCGGTGCCGGTGCCGGTGCCGGTGCCGGTGCCGGTGCCGAGGTTTCCGGTCCCGGTGCCCTCGGGGCGCGGGACACCGTAGTCCCGCTCGAGAACCTCGTAGATCAGGGCTGTTACACCCACGACCGTGATGACTGTTGCCATTTAGCTGGAAACCTCCGCCTCGCCGAGAACTGTTCTGCCGTCACCCAGGAGCAGGGACGGGACCAACGTGGTCAACCGATTGCGGCGGACACCCAGGATCTGCCACTCATCAGCGGTGATCGAAAGCCTGCCCGTGGCAAGGTCTTTCGACAGCTGGTAGGTGTAGTTCCCATCGGTCTCACTGACGTAGCCCTCGGGGTTGCGGGCCAGCCGCAACACCGCATCGGCTTCGACCTGAACGACATCTTCGACATCGACCTTCCCCGCGTCGATGAGAGCATCGAGATCGGGGAGCCGGCGGCGGATCAGGCGTTCGACATCTTCAAGGCGGACCTGCACGAGTTTGACTTCGTCGCAGGAGAGTTCGCGCGACCAGCGAACGGCGACATCGTCGGTCGAGGCGTAGGCCATGCGCTACGCCTGGTCGTCGGCGGGGGCCTTGCGCGGCGCGCGCTTGCGCACGGGCTTGGCCGGCGCTTCTGCCGGAGCGTCTGCGGCCCTCCAGCCGCCCGCATTGATCAGCAGCTCGGCGAGGGAGTCGGCGACCTCGGCCTCGACATCGTTGGAGTTGTTGATGATCTTCATGTTTCCCTCTCCGGGAGGATCGGGAGGGGCGCCCGAGAGCGCCCCTCCCTCACGCTCACTTGGTCAGCTTGACGAACGACTGGGGGTCGTTCACGAGGACGCCGAACTCAGCCTCGCAGCGTACCGCCAGGAGGTTGTTCTGCCAGAGGCTGACCAGACCGGAGCCGTCACCGTTGGCCGAAAGATCAAGCGTTGCTTGATCGCTCACGTCGTAGCTGATGCCACCGATCTGGCCCCAGACGATCTGGCTCCAGTCGCCCATGAACCCGAGGGTCGTGGTGGGGGTGATGCCGATACCCGGATCGGTGACGTGATCCGACAGGTAGGTCGGACGACCCAGCACACGGCCGGAGCGGAACGGCGCGTTGATGTCCTGGTAAGTGGCCTCGATGAACAGCGGGCGCTTGGCCGTGTCCACCGCAGCGTTGAGCACCGGCTCGGCGACGTTGTCGAACAGGGTGCCGGTCCACTTCTTGGACTTGTTCACCCCGGTCTTGTCGTCGAGCAGCAACTGCAGGCCGGCGTTGAGCGAGGTGTAGGCGGTGTCGGCGGCAGTGGCGCCGGCCAGCTTGATGCTCTTGCTGGTCTGAGCCACGAAGGCGCCGAACGGGGTGCCCGAGCCGTGCAGGACCGCGGCGTCGAAGGCCAGAGCGATGGCCTCGGCGACCTTCATGCGCATCGTGTTGAGGTAGTTCTGCGGGTTCACGCGCACGACCTCGGAGCTGGCGGCGAAGATCACGGCGATCTTGCGGGGCACGATCTCCTGCTTGGTCATGTCGCCCTTGGCGACGGGCTTCTGCTCGCCTTCACCGACCCACTTGGCACGGACATCTCCGGTCCAGTGGGGGATGCGGACGCCGGTCGGTCCCAGCGGGATCTTCTGGGCGATCTGCTGGACGACCGAGGCCTTCTCGATCTCGGCGAAGTAGTCCTGCGACAGCACCGGGTCGAGGAAGCCCGAGAACATCGTGTCGGAGGTCTTAGCCACCGTTGTGGGAGTGACGAATCCTGGCATTTTGTAGCTACTTTCTCTGAAGACGGGTCAGGGCTCAGACAGCTCCGACCATCCGCTTGACTGTTTCCAGCAGCGGATCGCCGTTGAGCGGGAGGTCATTACCTGCGCCCTGTGATGGGTCAATGGGTCGGTCCCGGACGGGACCTTTGTCCAGAAGCGCCTTGACGCGCTTCACGCTCTCCGACACCGACTCCTCATCGGAACCCTGAACCAGGGCCGCTACCTCCTGCGCATCCTCCGAGGGGATTCCCTCCGCGAGAACGGCTTTCAGCTTGAGAAGCTCCAGGCCGCGGGTGGACAACTGCCCTTGCATCTCTGCGAGGGCGGCGTCCTTCTCGGCCATCTTGGACTCGTAGTCCCTGGCGACTTCGGCTTTGGCCGCTGACACCGCATCCTTCTTCTCGCTGCGGTACTTGGCGGCTTCCTGCCGTAGCCCCTGGACGTAGTCGAGGGTGAACGTCTCCGGTTGTGCCGCCTGGGCTTCGGGAGCGTCGAGAGCTTCGGTTTCGGGAGCGTCGGACATTAACTGCCTCCTGGGCAATGTTGAGAGCCCATCAAGGGCTCGGCGGGAAATCAGGCTGCGTGGAGTGCAGCCCAGTCAGCCGATGAACTGTCGGCGATCATCAGCCGGAGCTGGTTGATCGCTTCGCGGTTCACCGTGGTGGGTAACCACCTCTTCTCCTTGAAGGAGTAGTACTGCTTGCCGGGGTCGGCCTCGAGTGCGTCTTTGGCCTTGAGAGAGGCGGTTTTCCACATCTCAAGGGCCTTGCGCGACTCGTCGCGACCGACCCAGGACTTCGTGTTGAAGACGGGGACGACCTTGCAGTCGCAGTTCGGGTGCCACTCCTCCATGAAGTCGGAGATGTCCTCGAAGTACTCGTTCAGGTCGCTCTGCTGGAACATCTGCACGACTTCGTCTTCGGGCAGATTCAGGCCCGCGGTGTCGGCGCCGAGGTACACCGGCCCGCGGGAGATCAGCATCAGACAGAAGGCGCACGTCTCGCGGCCGGTGGCCACCCGCGCCCAGCCCCGCACCGCGGTGGAGCGCTCAGGGGTGGCCTTCGGGGTGGACTCGACGGTCTGGCCGCCCCACGTCGTGCGCTTCTGCGGCACTTCGCCTCTCAGCAGCGCCTGGAACTCATCGATCTCGTCCGGGGTCAGCTTCGGGGTCTTGCGCTGCCGCTTCCCCGGCTTCTCCTCGGCGGCGATTGCGTTCTGCGCGGCGATCTTCTCGGCGAGGGGCTTGTCGTTCTCGACGGCCTTGATGATCTGGCGGCGGCCGGCGTTCTCGGCCTCGCGCACCGCCAGGGAGGCCAGTTGGCCCACCGCGGTGTTCTGGGACTGTGGGAGTGACATCTGCGCCCGGATCGGCTCCATCGACTGGGCGAACCACTCGAAGCGGTAGGGCTCGAGATCGCGGGCGAGCACGGGCAGATCCGGGTGGGCGATGGCCCGCTGGGTGTCGTAGAAGCTGCGCGCCAGCCGGGCCGACTTCTCCCGCGCCGCGTCGACTTCCGGGTAGATCAGGCGCAGCATCCCGAGCCATTCGGCGGCGGTGAGCGCGGGGTTGACGAACAGCTTGGCCATCTGGGCTACGAACACCGCCAGCGCCGCGGAGATCAGCGCCTGCTGGGCTGCGTACTCCTGGGGGGTCTGCGGTGTCTGCGGGACCGGACTGGTCACGGCATCGGTTGCTCAGGCGCCGGCGGGCCGGGGGGCGCCGGCGGGGTGGGGGGCACCGGCGAGTACAGGCCGGCGAGTTGACCCAGCGGGTTCTCTGCCTGGTCCCACTGCCGCATCTCTTCGCGCTCGGTGATGGTGTAGCCCATGTCCTGGCGGGCTCTCTCGCGGGGGATCACCCCGGCGCCGTTGGCGTACAGCTGGGCCGCCGCAGCAGCTTTCGCCGCGTAGGTGGGAGTGCTCGGGTCGCGCCAGATGGACTCCAGCCGGTACATCTCCTGCGGGGGCTCTTCCTTCTTGACGCAGAGCCACGCCACTCGCATGGCCTGCTCCCACGCACCGCCGAAGAGGAGGTTCTTGCGTTCCACCTTCTTCACCAGACGCGACTCCGAGGACTTGATCGCCTCTGCCGAGGCCGGGTTGTCAGAGCTGAACGAGAGGTACTGCGGCGGAAGTCCGGTGTAGGCCGCGGCTTTTCGGTCCAGCGCATCAAGCGCATCCACGAAGTTGCGTAGCTCCGCAGCGGTGAACTGGGTGGCCTTGACCTCGCTGTCCTCAAACGCGAGGATGCGACTCATGTAAGCGTCGTAGAGCTGCTTACCGGTCTCCGGGTCCACCCCGAGGTCTTCGGGCCGCACGCCGAAGATCAACCGCTGCGGGATCGCCATCAACTCCGCAGTCGCCTGCATGTTCATTAGGATTCGCGCCGCGGCGTCGGTGACCGAGCGCAGCTCCGGGGAGATCTCCGAGGTGCCGTAGCGGTCGGACAGCCGGGTGCGGTTGGCCATCGGGATCACCGGCACCACGCCGAGGTTGTGCTTGACCGTCTTGCCCTTCGCCAGGGTGCCCTGGCGGTTGGCGACCCAGTAGACCGTCTCGTTGGGCAGGTACAGCGTCGCCGCGACCAGGGTGGTGCGGTTGCCGTACACCTGATCCTCGCCGTACACCGCGCGGATGGCCTTGGT